TTCTTGAGTGTCCATGTTTCCTCTCAACCCACCAGTTTAAACCACAAATTTTATAGACTTTGTTATGGGTCTCCCGACATTCAGACTAAGCTGTTGTTATGTCAGAATCAAACTGTGTTATGAATAAATCACAAACACTGTCCGTTAGTGTTCCACCACTAAAAGTGATGGTCACACTTGATTGTCCTATACTTACTAAATAAGCAAGATGGAACGTTGTAGTGGCCAACACTGTGGCTGAATTACCGTTGGTGAGCGCACCAGGTCCACCAGCATTTCCCCAAAGTTGGAGTAAAGTGAAATTATTCACTGAACTAGGTGCCGAGACCAACGGCGCGACGGCTGCCGCTGCAGCTCCTGTCGTTAAATACTTAACTAAAATTAGGTAAGTACCATCCCTCACATTTGAGGGGAAAATTATTGAATTAGGGCCAACACTAACACCCAATGAATTGTTGGGTGAAAACACATGGGAAGTTCCCATCCAATTGGAATCAGTGCAACTACCACTGAAAACGTGTTCACTTAAAATACCAGCTGGTCCTTCATATTTAGGTACATATAACTCAATCTCATACGAGCACCAGAGTTGTCCTAATATGCCGACGCCAGTACCTTGTGTACCGCTTACAGCTATGCTGAATTGTCCCAAATCAGACCATCGAAGATCACCACCAACGGGTAAATCTCCTGTTCTAACATACAATTCCGTGTTAGGAACCAACGATCGCTTACATTCGACCGGATGGAAAATATCACAAGATGGCTTACAAGCACTTGAATATTGATGATTTTCCATTTGTATTAAGTTAGTAAATGGTGTGTTCAAACTATTATATTGTGTTGCCATTGCAATAACACCTAAAGAAGAAGATGCATTAGCAGATAACACAGCATCCGAGGACATTGATTTGAATTCATACACTAATCCACGCATCCTGTAGAGTTCAAACGAACGTGCTACTTGTGCTAAATAAGGAAATGATCCAAATAGTCCAGGGTTTATGTCAAATGTCTGCACTGCAAATGTGGATGAATTACTGATATCAGCAATGTATTCACGATGACGGACAATAAATCCCTCATTCTTCACGGTGTTCACAATTTCTGGTGGTGTTAAACCACCAGTTAATAATGAATTTGATTCAATTTTATATTCACCAAAACCCATCATTTTGGCGATTTTCTGGGCACCTTTGCCCAGAACAGCCCCTAGCTCTTCACCAAAGCCTACTTTCTTTGATTTTTGCTTCGGAGCAGATTGCTGAATAACGACCTGACGCTGAGGTCGGGGCATTGAGCGTGGAACTCGAGTCTTGTTTTGAGCTCGTATCTTTTGATTGTTTGTCTTTGTCATTTATGTGTCGCACCATCCATGATAGCTCAGTAACATACATATCCCAATTAACCATATGCTGATTGATAAACAGCTGGTCGAAACTTGGGTGCGACAACATTTCCATCTCATTTGCAGAATCAAAAACATTCTCCAGTTCTTTTTGTAATTCAATGGACACTTTATGCACTTTTTGATACATAAATCGTGCGTCCTCTGAAATTTTAACACTGGTTGAATACTTATTCTTGATTGCTTTCAACATTTCATTACGTTGATAACCATTACTGGATTCTAGACTAGCTTTAACACCTCTTGTTGCTCTCAATAACCAGTGCGCAAAACTGCTAACCACTGGACAATTGGGCGCCCGATATATTAAAGACATAGCTCTAGCTCTTAACAATGATTTCAACGTTTTCATGTTAGCGCCGGCATATTGTTGTTTTAGCCAGCAAGTGTTAAGCAACACTTTCACACAACTAATTTGCGTGTTTTGGTCATAATCATAAGATGCACCACAGAATTTTGCTTCATTAAGCTCATCACTTTTTGTGAAATCCAAATTAAACCCTAAGGTCTTAAAGAATTCCACTGGTTCAACAAACGGATGTTTAGATAAGTGAAGACCATCATCACCTTCAAACACACTTAAACAAGTGTTGTTCGTCTTGTGACAGTAAAACTTCATCAACATCATATTTGTAAAACCATTACCCAAAGAGGTGCACATTTCTCCAGACATTCTAACGCCTGAGACAGCACCTTTTAACCTCTTAAACACCAACCTATTCCTACCACTTATTACATTAACAATTTCATGCATTGTGGCTGCTTGTATTAAATTATTACTTAGCATCCATTTGTACATGAAACCTTCACAACGTCTTATGGTTTCTGGTGTGAATGATCCCTCAAACGATTTAAAATCGGAAGACGAAATAAAACCCACACCATTTAACGTCGCTTGTATATACCTAGCCCTATCACTAACAGGGACATACTTGACAAAGCAATCCATTTTGAACAATTCATG